CCATCACGCACCCCTCGCCGCACGTACAGGTCCACCAGCCGCCCTCGGCCATCCACAGGCACAGCGGGGCCGGCCAGGTCGTAGCGCTCTCCACGCCACGTCACCCGCATCTCAGGGTCGACGCCGGCCAGGAATCGGATTCTGAACCGCGCCTCAAACTCGGCCTGCAGCTGCGCGCCAGCCAGTCGCTCGTCGACGCGAGCGGGCATATAGCGCGCCCACACCGTAGCGAAGGTCGACCAGGTCTCGACCTCCTCGCCGATCGCGTTGCGCGCCACTGCCTTGTGCTCGATCGTGATGCGCTGGTCGAGCTGGCCGGCTTGCATCACAGGCTCGGGATCGCGAAGCGGTCGAGCAGCCTGACCGCGAAGTCCGACGGTGCCGGCGGACGCTCGGCGTCGGCCTCCCGGTGCGCGTACAGCGTGCCGACGCGCAGCAGGATCCAGGACTTGATCAGCGCCGGGCAGCTCGCGTAGCCCGCCACGTAGCGCACGCGGACCGCGTTGGCCTGCTCGCGCGTCGCCGGCCAGTCGAAGTTGTACGCGGGCAGCAGCCAGGCGACGAGCTGCGAGTCGTCGAGCGCGTAGTCCGCGCTGTCGACGGTCTGGGTTGCGCCCGCCTCGTCGACGTAGGTCACCGATTCGACCGACACGATCGCGCCGCGGGGCAGCTCGATCGCGCCTTCCGGGAACGCGTCGAGCGCGAGCTCGATCGTCTGCTCCGGGATGGCGCGGCCCGTCAGGTGCTCCGCTTCCTCGCGCGCGGCAGAGATGAACGCCTGGATCAGGTCGTCCTCGTCGGTCTGGTCCGCGTCGATCCGCAGGTGCAGGCGCGCCTCGGCGAGCGTCACCGGCTCGACGGCAGGCGGCGTCACGACCTTGATACCCATCAGTTCGTCCTCGTTGCGGTCTGCACGTTGCGGCGCCGCGCGCCCTGGATCTGCCGGCCAACGCTGCCGCGCGTGCCGCCGCCAGCCATCCGCGACGCGCGCGCGACCAGCGTCACGCCGGCGAGCGTCGCGTCCAGCTGCCCGGTGATCGCCAGCGCGCCGATCCCCGTAGCGACCAGCGTCGCGTCGCCGAGCGTCCCAGAGACCGCCCCGGTGATCTCGATCGCCCCCGAAGCCGACAGCGCCGCATCGGCGAGCGTCGCGGCCACCTGGCCGAGGATCGCGACCGTGCCGGTCGACACCACCGTCGCGTCGGCCAGCGTGACCGCCACCGACCCGGTGAGCTCGCTCGCGAGTGTTCCGTCGGCCGCCAGCGTCGCGTCGGCCAGCGTCGCGGCCAGCGTCCCCGCGATCTCGACCGTCCCGGCCGCCACGAGCGTCGCATCCGCGAGCGTCGCCTCGAGCGATCCGGTCAGGCCGTCGGCGAGCGCCCCTTCCGCCGCGAGCGTCGCGTCGGCGAGGGTCGCGGCGAGCGCCCCCTGGATCTCGAGCGCACCCGCCGCGGAGAGCGCCGCGTCGGCAAGCGTCGGCGACGCGGTGCCCTGGATCTCGAGCGCGCCGGTCGCGACGAGCGTCGCATCGGCCAGCGTCGCCGAGAGCGTGCCGGTCAGGCCGTCCGAGAGCGCCCCGTCCGCCGCCAGGGTCGCGTCCGCCAGGGTCGCGGTCAGCGTGCCCTGGATCTCGAGCGTGCCCGTCCCGGCCAGCGTCGCGTCCGCGAGCGTCGCGGCGACCTGCCCCTGCAGATCGAGCGCGCCGGCCGCCGAGAGCGTGGCGTCGCCGAGCGTCGCCGCGACGGCGCCCGCGATCTCTACGGCGCCCGTCGACGCGAGCGTCGCACCAGCGAGGGTCGCAGCGAGCGTCCCATGCAGCTCAAGCGTCGCGGTCGCGGCAAGGGTCGCGTCGGCGAGCGTCGCCGAGAGCGTGCCGGTGATCGCCTGCGGCGCCGCCGACAGCGGCAGGACGCGCCGGCGCGGCCGGATCCGCGACGGGTGCCGGAACAGCGATCCCCGCATCGCAGGTCAGCCTGTCAACCCGCCGCCGCGCCCACCAGGATCATCCCAGCTCCTGGACCCAGATCACGCCGTTCAGCGTGATCGAGTCGGCCGGCGTCGTCGCGAGCTCGAGCGTGCAGCGCCGCGACGCCGCCATCACCAGCTGCTGCTCCTGCGTGAACAGCACGTCGAGCGGGACCCGGATGTTCCACGCCCAGGCGCCGTGCGTGACGATCGTGCCGGTCGACGCCTTCGTGGTGTTGTTCGCCTCCGCGGTGAATCCGGCCGCGGCCATTGTCGAGTCGTTCGCGACCGGCGTCGGCGTCGAGCCGCCGCTGCCCGAGGTCGACTGGCCCGACTTCAGCAGGATCGAGAGCGCCTCCTCCGCCGTGTCGCCGACCTCGGTCGACTGCGAAAGCGAGAAGCCGAGGATGACGATCGGCTTGCCTGACGCGGCGACCAGCTCGAACAGATCCTGCGCTGCGGTGACCGCGACGCCGTTGAACTGGACGGTGTAGACCCCGGACATGGTGTTCCCTCAGTGGTAGCGGTAGGCCGGCCGCAGCGCCGGAGGACGCACGCGCGGCGGCGGCGCCTTCGTCGCGACCGCGCCAGGTTGCAGCGCAATCGCGACGCAGCAGTACTCCTGCGAGCCCGAGTAGGTCCCGCCGATCGTCACCGACGTCGCCCCGTCCTCTCGCAGCCCCGCGAGCGACGAGGCCGACGTCCAGGCCGTGCCGGTGATCGCCGACGAGCCGGCGCCGGCCGTCAGCGTCAGGCTCGAGGTCGGCGACGAGGCGAAGAACACTACCTCCTCGCCGGTCGCCGACGTCACCGTCGCGGTCGGGCTGTTGTTGAACGCGTTGGACCCGTAGACCGGCGTCCGGTATCCGGTGATCCCGTCGTAGCAGGCCGCGACGATCTGCAGCCGGCGGCCCGTAAACCCGGGCGCCGAGAGCGCGAGCGTCACTGTGCCGGTCGTGCCCGACGGGACCTCGATCGCGAACCAGCGACACTTATGCGCGGTCTGTCCGGCCGGCGTCGTCGCGGTGCCCGCGAGCGTCACGCCCGTCGACGAGCCGGCAAGCGTGATCTGCGATGCCGCGGTGATCCGGTCCGTCGAGTCCGTCGACTGCCCGACCAGCCCGACGATCCAGCGGTTCGCGCCCGAGCCGACCGCGATCGAGCCGGAGACCGAGGTCTGGAACGCATCGGTCGCGACCGCCAGGCCGCCGACGAACGCCATCTCAGGTGCTCCGCGGCCGGTAGACGGTCACCACGTCGTTCCCCGTGTCGACCAGCCCGTTCTGCAGCAGCACCACGCACCGCGTCGCCGGGTTGTAGTCGACCGACTTCCCCCACACGCTCTTCGACTTCGGCACGATCGTCGCGCCGCCGGCGAGCGTGTGACTCGTCACCGGCCAGCTGTTCGACAGCGTCGCCGGGATCTCGATCTCATAGACCTTGTCGGTGTTGCCCGAGACTCCGAACACCAGCAGCCGCTCGGAGTCCGAGCACCAGCACATCGCGCCCCAATCGGGCCCCACCGACAGCGAGGTGCCGAGCGTCGCCTCGCCGCCAAGCGTCGGCTGCGAGACGCCCGATGCGACGTTCATGTACTGCAGGCGAATCACGCCTCCGTCCGCGAAGGCGCAGATCAGCAGGTCGCGCGACGGCACGTGCACCAGCGCGCCGGTGATCGGATCGCCCGCGCTCGTGTCGCACTCCGCGTACGAGAACCCGGTGCCGGAGCCGGTGACCCAGGTGTTCGACGCCAGGTCGAACCACTGCAGCGCGAACGGCGAGCCGCCGCCCTGGCACGCGATGAACAGTCGGTCCTGCGCCGGCACGTAGCGCGAGAGCAGCGGCGCCGAGAACGGCGACCAGCCGCCCAGGCTCGCGGTCCGCCGGACCCAGGCGCGCGCGGACGCCGCGGTGCTCGGGTCGCTCAGATCGAGCTCGTGCGCGGCCTGCACGCTCGCGAAGTTCGTGTAGCCGAGCGCCATGTTCGCCGGCACCACGAACTTCTCTCCGACGACGTCCCCGCACCCGTAAGAGTGCGGCCCGGCGATCCGCAACGGGCTTGAGCCGGTGACCTCGCCGTAGGAGTTGACCTCGCCCGAGATGTTCCCGGTGTCCAGCGTCGCGGCCCAGTCCGTCGGCGTCGCGACGCACTCGAAGTACATCGTCGAGGCGTCGAACGTGAGCACCGTGACGCCGTTGTAGTTCGTCGCCGAGTGCCCGCCGCCCCATATCACCAGCGCGCCGTAGTCGCGCCAGGTCGGGTGCAGGAACAGCGCCGAGTAGTCGGTGACCTTCTTGCTCAGGAACGGGTCGTAGCCGACGGCCGCCGGGTCGTGGATGTCGCGCCAGTTGTTCGAGAGCGTCCCGCCGCCCTGGGTGAAGGTCGAGACGCCACCTGCGGCCGGCACCCAGGACGGAAGCGTCGGGGGCGGCTGCACGCCGTAGGTCGTCCCCCGAGTCGGGAGCCGCGCGCCGCGATGCATCGACCGCGGGCGTGCGCCGAACCAGTCGGGGCCGAAGCGCACGGCGCGAGCTCAGGCGTTGCCTTCGGTCAGCGTGTAGCCGGTCACCGTGAACGACTGACCCGACGCGAACGAGGTGTTGTCGACTTGGAGATCTCCCCCGCCGCCGGTCGCCGTCACGGAGCCCTGCTGGTGGCAGGTCGTGCCGGTCGAGTCCTTGATGCGGAAGTGCGCCGCGGTGCCCGTCCCGTTCGCCGACGAGTCCTGCCAGGTGCCCGACTTCGCCTTGCTGCCGCTCGAGGCCGCCGCCAGCCAGTCCGACGGCAGCGTGATCGAGGCGAGCAGCGTGCCGCTGTCGGACGCCGCGCAGTTCGCCGGCTGCGCGCCGGTGCGGATCTCGAGGATCGGCGACGTGCCGACGGTCGTCTCGATCGCGTCGAGCCGCGCGTTCCGCACGGCGACGGAATGCTGGATGGTCATGTCGATGCCTCAGAAGCGAACGAGGCGCCCGAAGGCGCCCCGCTCGAGGTTGCGAAGGGACGCGGTCAGGCGACCAGCTCGTCGACGGACGCCTTCTGCGCGATGCCCGAGCGCGTCGGCTCCATGCCGAGCACGACCGCGGCGATCTCGGAGGCCGCGGTCGCCACGGTCATCGACACCCGGAAGTGCGTGAAGGCGTTGTCGACGTCGAGGTCGTTCTGGTCGACGTGGATCAGCACCTGCTTGTCCGAGTCGGTGCCGGCCTGCGTGAGCTGCGTGATGGCCTTGCCGGTCACGTCCTTCGCGCCGGTGCCGCTCGAGTCGCTCGCCTGCTCGATCTTGGCGTTGAGCGTGGCGCTCGAGCCCAGGTCGCCGGCCATGATGATGACCAGGAAGCGCAGGAAGTCCGCCGCAGCGATCCAGCCCGACGTGACGGTCCCGGCCGACGCTGCGTCCGGGTCGATGGTGGCGACGACCTTGAGGTCCTCGTACGACTTGGCGTTGACGCCCATGATGTGAACTCCAGAATGGGATGCGGGTGCGGCCGCCGCAGCGGCCGCGAGAGGGTGACGATCAGGCCCGGGTCGCGAGCACGACGTACGGCGACAGCTCGTTGCTCGAGCCGCGCGCCTTCGCGATCTTCCCGTTGACGGACGGCTGGCCGTCCATCCGGAACGTCGCCCGGAACGCGGTCGCGTCCTGGTCGAAGTACAGGTGCATCGACGACGCGATGTCGATCGCGGCCGAACCCGACTTCGTGATCACGCGGTACTTCGAGAAGTCGATCAGCGCGACGTCGTTCACCGTGCCGAGCACCTGGCACGACTCCGAGTAGGTGATCGGACGCCCGAGCAGCAGGCCGCCGGGCGCCTGCTTGAGGCCCTCGACCGGCGGGGTCCAGATCGGCTGGTTGCCGATCGTCATGGTGATGAGCTGCGGCAGCACCTCCTGGTTCATCACCCACCGCGCCATGCCCATCGACGAAGCCGGCAGGCGCGAGAGCATCTTCGCGACGTTCGTCGCGTTGACGGTCGCCGCGGTCTGGCCGGTCTCCTTCGCCTGCGAGACGAGCGCGGCCGCGTTGAAGATGCCGCGCGGCATCCCGACGCCGTTGCCGTTCAGGATCGCGTCGTTGGTCTTCCAGCGGATCGACCGGCCGAACAGCCCGGTCAGGTACGCGGACATCGCCGGCGCGTCGGCGAGCAGCTCGTTGGTCATCGGGACCAGCGCCATGAGCTTCTTCAGGCGCAGGACCTGCGGGTCGCCGAGCTTGGGCTTCGTGGCCGCGGCGGCGTCGGCCTCGCCCTCCCAGTACGCGCGCACGCCGTCGGTGCCCCACGGCGTGGTCTCGTCGTTCGGGAACGCCATGTTGTTCCCGGAGACCGGCACGTTGTCGCAGTACGGCAGCAGCGCGTCCTGCTCGAGCGACAGCGTCGAGATCTCGCGCGCGAACTCGGGCGGCACCGCGTAGCCGCCGTCGGCGCCCACGCCCTCGGAGCCGTAGCTGCCGGGCAGCGCCGCCATCATCGCCAGCCGCTCGTCGACGGCGCGGTGCGTCGAGGCGCGCATCAGCGCCGTGCAGTACTCGCCCAGGCTGCGGAAGCCGCGGCGCGGGTCCTGCTCGATCGCCAGCGGGCCGGCCTCGATGCGCGATCCGTCCGGCACCTCGAGCGGCACCGCGTTGCGCTCGGCCTCGATCAGCGCCTGCTGGCGCGCGATCTGCGGGTCCAGCTCGGCGGCGGCCGCCAGGTGCTCGTCGAAGGCTTTCGCCTCCTCGGCGGTCAGCTCGCGGCCTTCCTTCTCGGCGGCGACGTTCAGCGCCTTCGCGGCCGCGACGGCCTGGGCCTTGCGCGCGAGCAGCGCGCGGAGTGCTTTGTTCATGCTGCAGTCCTCATTGGGAACGCAAGTAGCCCGCGCGAGAGCGGGCGCCGATGGTTGCGACCTTCGGGCCGCAGGAAAGGGTCAGGAAAGCTCCGCGAGGCGCACCGAGCGCGCTCGCGAACCCACGTGCGCGCGACGCCTCGGGTTCGACACCCGGGCGATGGCCTCGTCGAGCGTCTCGATGCGGTCGACCATGCCGCGCGACTTGGCCTCCTCGGCGAGGAACGTGCGCCCCTCGCCGTAGCCCGAGCGCACCGCATCCGGCGAGACCGCGCGGTTGCGCGCGATTGAGCGGATCATCTGCGCGTAGTAGGTGTCGACCAGCGACTGCGCGTGCGCGCGCGCGTCGTCCGACAGCGGCACCGACGGGTGACCCTCGGCCTTGTACTTGCCCGCATGGATGATCGTGGTCACCGTCTCGGCGTCGGCCTGGTGCCGGTGGATCGCCATGACCCCGATCGAGCCCACGGTGCCGGAAGGCGTGACCGAGATCTCGTTCGCCGCCGAGGCGATCCAGTACGCGGCCGAGGCCGCTAGGCTGTTCGCCACCGCCACGATCGGCTTCGCCGAGCGCGCCTCGTAGATGGCGTCGACGACCTCCGGCGTGCCGTCCACCGCGCCGCCAGGCGAGTCGACGTCGAGCACGATCGCCGAGATGCTCGGGTCCGCGGCCGCCGCACGGATCGTGCGGCCGAGCAGCTCGCTCGAGGTCCCGCCCGGGCCCGAGACCTGATTCACCATGTGCGCCCGGTGCGCGATCGTCCCGAACACCGGGATCACCGCCACCGACCCGTCGGCGCTCGCCGCGCTGCTGCGCCGCTCGGCCGCGGCGCGCGGGGCGTCGGCCACGGCCGCCTCCACGGCGAGCGCGTCGAGCTTGATGCCGGCGGCGTGCCGCTCGATGATCGCCATCGCGCGCTCGAGCGCCGCCGGTTCCATCGCCCAGGTGGTCCGCAGCAGCGCGGCGAGTAGCAGGTTCATTCGGTTCCCCTTGAGAGAAGCAGCGCGCCCCCGCCCTGCTCCCAGCTGTCGAGCGTGTCCTCGACGTCCTTCGAGGCGCGCAGCTCGTCGAAGCGCGCCTCGCACAGCCGCGCAGCGAACGCCTCGTCGACGGCGAGCACGCGCCGCATCCAGTCGGCGTGCGCGCCGTAGAAGTCCGCCAACCGCTCGAGCGGCGACGCGCCGTCCACGCGCCGCGCCATGACACGGCGCACCGCGTTCACCTCCCGGGTGACGCAACGATCCGCGGCCGCGGCCTCGAGCGAGCGCTGGCGCGACGGGCCGCCCGCACCGGACCCGCCGCCCGAGTTCGTCTCGCCGGCGCCGCGCGTGTTCATCGGCTCGAGCGGCTTGTTCAGGCCGTCGAGCGGCCCCATGCGCTCGCGCCGGCGCGCCTCGTTGCGCGTCATCCAGCCGTCCAGGATCGCGTCGTGGTAGAACTTGCCGCGCGCCGTGGTGTCCGCCCGCAGCAGCTCGTCGACGTCGAACTCGATCCGCAGGCCCTCGTTCTGCTCGTCCTCGGAGAGCAGCGCGACCTCGAGCGCCTCCTCCCACCGGCGCACCAGCGCCATGAGCGTGACGTCGTAGAACTCGCGGCCCTGGTGCTCGATGTTGTTGTTCGTCGCGCGGTCCAGGATCCCGACCATGTGCGGCGGCACGCCGAACATCCGGCACAGATCCGCGTCCGAGTACTTCCGGGCGTCGATGAGCTGCGCGTCGACGTTCGTCATCCCGAGCTGCTGCAGCTCCATGCCCTGATCGAGCACCGGCGTCGAGTAGGCGTTCTCGCCGGACATCATCCGGCGCAGCGACGACATCGCCTTCTCGCGCCCACCGTCAGCGAACTTCCCCGGGTACTTCAGCGCCAGCCCCGAGTGCCGCGCGCCGTTCCGGAAGAACCGGCCCTGGTACTGCTGCGCGGCGAGCGCGGCGCCGATCGCCTCGCGCTGCGTCTCGACGCCCGATAGGCCTTGCATGCCGTCGAGCGGGAGCTGCTTCAGGTGCAGCACCTCGTCCTGCACCAGGATCGACTCGCGGCCCTGCGAGTCGCGGTACCGCCAGCGCCAGCTCCAGTCGCCGGTCTGCTCGACCGTGACCCGGTCCGGGTGCAGCGGCACGAGCATCGCGACCTCGCCGGCGCGCCCGTACGCCACGCGCGCGTAGGCGTTCGAGCGCAGCGACAGGTGCGCCTGCAGCATCTCGCGCCACTCGAACGACGTCTGGCGCGGGTTCGGCCGGCGCCGCAGCAGCCGCGCGACCGGGTGATCGGCGAGCACATCGAACTCGCCCTTCATCACGCGCACCGGCAGCTTCGCGATCGACTCCGAGAGCACCCGCACGCACGCGTAGACCACCGAGAGCTGCAGCGACTTCGTCGGCGTGACCGCCACGCCCGCCGAGGTCTGCAGCCCGACGGGCCCGAACCAGTAGTCGTCCGACGCCGCCGGCGCCGGAGCCTGCACGAGGAACATCAGCGGCCCCGCAGCATGCGAGCAGAGAGCACGAGCATCACGGCACCAGCCGCGACCAGCCCGAGCGGCCACCCGAACTCGACGCCGGTGCCCACGCCGATCATGGCGGTCGCGGCACCGACGGTCGCGTTGTAGACGGTCGCCTGGGTCATACGAACTCGATCTCCCCGTCGTGGCGCATCGGCGCCGGGTTGAGCGACATCAGCGTCGCGGCGTTGAACAGCGCCATCAGCGGGTCGATCTTCGCGAACCCCGACGCCTGCTTCGTGATCAGCACCGCGTTGCCCCGCGGCTCGACCTTCGCGTTGCCGGCGCACCAGGCCATCAACGCCATCCCACCGTGCCAGAGCGTGCCCTCGGCCAGCTTGCGCTCGGTCGTCTTGATCGCGCCGGTGAGCTTCCAGCCCTGCGAGACGCCGGACACCATCTCGGCCGGCACGCCCGCCTCGACGATCGCATCCAGAATCCCGCCGATCCCGTGCGGGTCGACCCCGATGCCCTGCTTCTCCGGGAACACGCCAGCGGCCTCGACCTGCAGCACGATCTCGACCACCTGCTCGACGTCCTGCCCAATCCGCTCCACCAGCACCAGGTCGCCGGCCTGCGCGAAGTCGAGCAGGCGCGGCGAGACCTCCTTGCGCCGATCGAGCACCGACGGGTGCGCCCAGGCGCGCGACCAGGACAGCCAGTCGCCCGACTCGCGGTCGCGCCCGAGCACGCACAGCCCGAGCAGGTCGTCGAGCCCGCCGCCGTCGATGCCGACCGTGACGACGTCCGATCGGTCCAGCACCTGCTCGAGCGGCAGGCCGCCGGGCCGCGCCTGGCGCAGCCAGAAGTCCGCCCCGGCCCATCGATCGGTGTGCAGCGCGATCCCGATCTCGACGTTCAGGTGCTGCGAGGCCCACCGGCGCCACTCCTCGTCGCCGGCCGCCCGCGCCTGCGCGGCGTCCTCGACCAGGCGCGCGACCGTGATCGAGCGGCCCTCGTTCGGCGTGACCATCCGCCAGGTCGCCGGGTCCTGCCAGTCGACGTCCTTCGGGAACTCGTAGAGCAGCGGCAGGATCGGCGCGACCAGCTCGCCGTCGCGCACCTTGCGCGCCTTCATCAGCTCGGCCCGGAACACGCCCGCGGGCTCGCGCTCCGACTGCGTGGTGATCGTGACCAGGAACCCTTCCGGCTGCGAGACCAGCCCGCCGCGCAACTGCCCGAGCACGCGGTCGGCGTTGTGGTCCTCCGCGATCACGTGCAGCTCGTCGAGCAGCACACCGGCCGGCTTCGCCCCGGTCACGATCTTCGGGTCGAACGACTTCACCTTCAGGAACGCGCCCGTCGGCCGGTACGTGACCTTCTTGATGTGCTCCTGGACGTGGAACTTCGCCAGCAGCACCGCGTCGGCCTCGATCATCCCGACCACCTGCCGGAAGGCGGTGTCCGAGACCTCCTGCGTCGGCGCGACCAGCAGGAACTCCGCGCGCGGCCGGCGCGACATGAGCACGGCGGTCAGCATGATCGCCGCCCCGCCCGTGGTCTTGCTGTTCTTCTTCGGGACGAGCTGGAACACCTCGCGGATGAACCGCACGCCCGCCGCCGGGTCGTAGGACCCGAACAGCGCGCGCACGACGTCGCGCAACCACTCGCCCGCGGCCTCGGCCATCGTCGGCTGGCCCGGAACGTCCGGCAGGCGCAGCCGATCGAAGATCGCCACCGCCCGGTCAGCCTCCGCGGTGAACAGCGGCAGCGCCGGCAGCAGCGAGCGCCCCTCGCGGATACGGTCCTGCCAGTCCGGGCAGGCCGTGTCCCAGGTCACTGCAGCAGGCCGTCCCACGCCGTGCCGGCCTGCGCGGTGCGCGCGGCCTGCTCGAGCTGCTCACGCTTGCCGAGGTCGCGGTCGCCGTCCTCCTTCCAGCCGGCGCGGCACTTCAGCCAGAAGATCGCCGCCGCGACCGAGGCCTTGTCGCCGGAGGTCGCCATCTTGAACAGCGACTCGGCGACCTTCGCGGTCGCCTTCACGTGCCCGACGTCCAGCTCCTCGGCGAAGTACTTCCGCAGGGTCGGCCCCGAGATGCCCATCACCTTCGCGATGTCGTAGTCGGGCACGCCCATGCCCGAGAGCATCTCCACCTGCAGCCGCGCCTTCTGCGTCGGCTGGTACGGCGGCCGGCCGCCCTTCTTCGCTGCGTTCGTCACCCGCAAACACCCCTCGGTGCCGCCCCGTCCTTGTGGGCTAGCACGTTGATTCCATTGGGAAATTCCGCTGGACTAGTTAGGCGCATCCGCCCATAGTAGACCCATGCCAGCCAGCCGGCGCGGCGCCAACCGGGAGACCACCGAGATGACCAGCACCGCCCCGATCCCCGCCCACCAGGTCCGCCGCCTCATGCGCCAGGCCGGCGTCACGATCGCGGAGGTCGCGCGCAGCGCGAACCTCAGCCAGGCCCGCGTGCGCTACGTGCGCGAGCACGGCGGACCGTGGGACTGGCAGTTGATCATCGCCGAGGCCCGCGCAGCGCGCGATTCCCGCGAAACCCCGGTCCTTTAGGGTCGGTTTCGCGCTGGACTCGTAGGCGTATCCGCCGCATAGTAGACCCATGCCAGCCGACACCGGCGAGGCGCAACCCCCGGAGGAAACCGAGATGAAACCGACCCGCATCAACCCGACCGCCGCCACCCTGCCGACCCGCAATGAGTCCTGGGGGTTCTTCGGCACGGTCGAGACCGCCCTCGAGAGCACCTACGAAGCCGAGCGCCAGTACGAAGCCGCGCAGCGCGCCCTGATGACCCTCGGCCTGACCGCCGAGCAGGCCCGCGACTACCTGGACAGCCGCGACGGCCGGCACCTCGCCGACGCCGCCCTCGGCACCTGCCACAGCGTCCTCGAGGTCCCCTGGCTCGCCAAGAGCATCCGCGGGTTCCTCAAGACCTACGACCCCGCGGCCTTCGCCTCCAGCCTCGGCTACTGAGCCCCGCCGCCGGCCGCCGCGCGCGGCCGGTACCGCCACCCGCACCCGGAGACCGACATGAGACCCGCCGCCACGAACGCCGAGCGCCGGCGCAACGAGCACGCCGCGCAGCAGCGCCGCCGCCAGCGCCTCGTCGACTGGCTGCGCGCCGCGCCGAGCGGCACGCTGCTCGAGTCGCAGGTCGCCGGCGCCGGCCTGTCGCGCGCGCTCGACGAGCTGCTCGCCGACGGCGCCGCCACCATCGTCGAGCACCCGACCGTGCGCGAGCGCGGCCGCTCGACCGGCATCACCTACCCCGCCGCCGCCGTGCGGCTCCTGGAGACCCGATGATCGACGCCCGCACCCGCCACCGGCCCGACCCCGCCTACCTGCGCGAGCTGCTCGAGCGCGCCGGCGTCTCGCAGCGCGAGGCCGCCCGAGCGCTCGGCATCGGCGACCGCCAGATGCGCGCGTACCTGCGGCTGCCCACGCCCGAGATCGTGTGCCCGTACCCGGTCCAGGTCTGCCTCGAGATCCTGTCCGGCCGCGGTCAGGCCGCGCGCCGCGACCTCGCCGCCGCGACCTCGGCGAACGTGCCGCCGCCGGCCTCGAGCACCGCCGCCTGACCGGCGAACTCCTGCCAGCGCCGCACGATCACATCGACGTAGGCCGGCGACAGCTCCATCAGCCGCGCCTTCATGCCCAGGCGCTGCGCCGCGATCAGCGTCGAGCCCGAGCCCCCGAACAGGTCGAGCACCACGTGCCCTGACCGGGCGCTGTTCTGCAGCATCCGGTCGATCAGCGCGACCGGCTTCATCGTCGGGTGATCGGTCGAGCGCGCCGGCTTCTCCACGTGGAACACCGACGACGGCGCCTCCTCGACCTTCGCGTCGCCGGCGACCACCAGGACCCGGTCTCCCACGGCGATCCGGAACCGGCCGTCCGGCAGCTGCTCGATCGGCGAGTCCAGCGCCGTCGCCACCTGCGCGATCGTCGACTGCTTGCGCCCGCCGTACCAGCGGTGCCGCGCGCCCTCCAGCCAGCCGTACAGGATCGGCTCGTGCGACCACTGGTAGTCCGAGCGCGACAGCGTGAAGCGGTCCTTGCGCCAGATGAGGCAGCCGGCCAGGTGGAAGCCCGCCTGGCGGAACGCCGCGCGGAACGCCTCGCCCGGCCGGCCGTCGGCGTGCGCCACGTAGATCGCCGCCCCGGGCTTCATCCGCGACGCGAACGACGCGAACGCGGCCCGCAGGAACTCGAGGAACTGCTCCTCGGTGAGGTCGTCGTTCGCGATCTTCCCGGCCTTCGTCGAGTACGCGACGTTGTACGGCGGATCGGTCCAGGCGACGTCCGCCCGGTCCGCGCCCATCAGCGCCTCGAGGTCGGCCGGATCGGTCGAGTCCCCGCAGCGGACCCGGTGCGGCCCGAGCACCCAGGTGTCGCCGCGCAGCGAGATCGGCACGGCCGGCGCCGCCGGCGCGGCGTCCAGATCCCCGCCGTCGCCCGACTGCTGCAGGCCGATCAGCTCGTCCAGCTCCAGCTCGCCGAAGCCGGTGAGCCCGAGGTCGAACCCGAACTCGCGCAGCGCGCCCAGCTCGAGCGCGAGCATCTCGCGGTCCCACCCGGCGTTCTCGGCGAGCTTGTTGTCCGCCAGGATGTAGGCGCGCCGCTGCGCGTCCGACATCCCGGCCAGCTCGACGCACGGCACATGCTCGAGCGCGAGCACCCGCGCCGCGGCGACCCGCCCGTGGCCGGCCAGGATCCGGTTCTTGCCGTCCACGAGCACCGGGTTCGTGAAGCCGAACTCCCGGATCGACGCGGCGATCTGCGCGACCTGCGCCTCCGTGTGGGTCCGGGCGTTCCGGGCGTACGGGATCAGCTCGGCGAGCGGCCGGTAGGTGATGGCGAGGCGGCGCAAAGCTTCCTTTTGGACGAAAAAATCCGCGAATGGG